ATGCTTTTTCCGCTTCGCCTGCGATGAATTCCCCGCCGCGTACTTTAATCTGTGACGTGTCAACTGTGGCTTCTGCTGGCTTGTTTGTGATCGGGCACAGGAATTCTTCTTCGATCAGCCTGCCGGTCTGTGACTCATAACAGATGTCCTGAAACAACTTATCCGGCCCGCAGACAACACCCTCGCCTGTTCGGAATGGTGTTGCCGTCAGCCCGACCAGCCGGGCTTTCTGATTAAGTTCCGTGATGCCGTGCAGGAACGAGCCGTACATCGAACTGTCGCTGTCGCCGACCAGATGCACTTCGTCAATTATTATCAGTTCGCGCCTGCCGAATTTCGCCGCGTCCCGGTAGACGCTTTGAATCCCTGCGCAAATCACGTCGTGATCGTAGTTGCGAATCTTCAACCCGGCAGAGTTTATGCCGACAGGAATATCAGGCAGAATCGTCTGGATCTTCTCGGCGTTCTGTTCGATCAGTTCCTTGCGATGCTGCAGCACGATCACCCGTGCGTCGTACTTGCGAGCCTGCTCCACCATCATGGCAATGACAAGCGACTTGCCCGCGCCGGTCGGCAGGACGATGACTGGCGAGCCTTCGGAGTGTCGCAGGTGGTCCCATGCCGCGTCGTGGGATTCCTGCTGGTAGTAGCGGGGGATCATCGCAAGTCCCATCTAGTTTGTGCGATGTCCTGACGTCGCGGGAATGACACGAATTGACCTAGCCACTCTTTTTCAGTCCTGAACGGATTATGCTTTATGGCAATTATGGTTTGAGCACAGTCCTTTTCAGCTTCATTCCACTCGTAGTTGTAATCAGGGATAAACTCATACTGAACGACCGGGATGTCTTCGTAAAACGAGCCACAGTGAATGAGAAGCCGAGACCGCATTGGATTATGTGCTGCACGCCGCCGAAAAATCAATTCCGCGTTGTTTCTCATGTACAGCAAATAACTGTCACTCACGTCTGCTGGCTTGCATTCAATTACAGTCAGCCCGCCTTCATATTCAAACGAAAAGTCCGGCGTGTAATCACCAACGGCATATTGTTGCGGCTCGTACTCCACGTCTATGCCTGACCTCAACACGGACACCAGCCACTTTGCGTAGCACGCCTCGCTGCGACTTCGCAGCATAACGCCGTTGTAACTCGTTGGCCGTGCCTTCCGGTATGTCGCCATGTCGTTCCTTCAGTCAAAAAGAAAGCCGCCACCCGAAGGTGGCGGCCAGGGACAGCCTAAAACGGTGACGCTTTTTCCGTCGCTGGCTTATCCTCGAAAGCCTGCTCAACCATATTGCTCGCCTGAGCGTTCCGTGGCTTGTAGCCCTTGACCTCGTTCTGGTTGTTCCCTTCCAGATCCTTACGAACTTTGACAATCGCCGTCAGCGGCTTCGTGTGCAACTCTGACGAGTCGTTCGGTTCAAGGACGCCGACAGCCCGGCAGATGCTGGACAGCGTGCCCTTCGCGATCTGCACGGCCACGTCCGACTGGTTCACCAAGTTCAGCCGGTCGAACAATCGCCGGTTCTGATACGTGCCGCTGAGTACCTGTAGTTGCAGTTCCAGGTATTTACCTGCCCCGTTCTTCGTAGACTTCATATTGCTGCCCATAATAATGACGTCATACTCGCCAGCAGGCAGGGCAGAAAACGCTTCGTTCGGCTCAACGTCATTAGCGTTGAAACCTTCCAGATTACCACTCATTAAACTTCTCCTAAAGGAAACTAAAAACCCAAACTCTCACTACTACTTTTTCTTCGAGGATCCATCTACCACAACGCCGTCGATGTCACCAGTGAAATGTTCAGCATACGCATCCCACGTAAACGGGATCTCGGTCGGCAATGCCAAGCGGCACTTAGCCTGAACGGCGGCAGTCTCCTGCGTCCGCACGTATCGCTCACCGTCGCTCACTGCGACCGTTCGTTCCTTGTTGAATCCCTTGTCTTCCTTTCGCGTGAAGACACGGTAGGACGCAAATAGAACCTCGTCGCACCATTCCTGCACGAGTGCCGACGCCAGCGGATGTAGTGCAGGTTGGTAACGATCATAGGAATCCTGCTCCGGTGACTCGAAGCGTTTGATGTCAGCATGTGCCAACAGGATCACGCCGATACCACGTTCCGTCCGTAGCCAGTCCAGAGCAAACGTGACGCGGTCCCAGTACGATAGCGACTGTTTGTATCCGGCCCCGTAGCCGATATCCGCTATTGACTTCTTTTGCGCCGCGTCGGCTACTGCTTTGTGGATCAGCTTTTCCAGCCAGTCAGCGGAATCAATTGCCACGTATTTGTAGCTGTGTTTTTCTTCCGCCAGCCACCGCAGTGCGTCCATGATCTGGTCGAAGTCCTTGATTAGATCCGACCGGCTGCAGTCAATGTCGTTCAGCCCGTCTTCGACGTTGAGAAACAGGCAGTCCGGTGCCTGCGCTGCCCATGTCGACTTACCGACGCCGTGTACGCCGTACAACATGACCCGCCTGGCGGCTTTTTTCTTACCCTTCGTGATCTTCATCTTCTGCCTTTCGTTAAACCTAAAACCTTCTCAACATTGCTCTCGTTGTGTTTCCCGCCGATGCCGTCGCTCGATCCCTGACGCTTTGTTCAGGCATGTCGTGCAGACCTCGATGCCGTCGACCGAGTCAGGGAATCCGACGACCTTATGCTTCGTCGGCTTGTGGAATGTGTGCTTGTTGCACTGCGTCCTCATGCCGCTACTGTCCGGGATGTGCAGCCGCTGGTCCTTCGGTTCCGTCAGTTGATGGTTGCTCATTTCGTGATGTAGCCACGCTCTGTAGTAATACATTCCAAATCCCTTTCAGTTCTTCACGGACTGCCGGTCTTCGTTTCGCCGTCGCCAGCAGGCAACGTATCAGTTCTTCCGCTTCTGGCCGCTGCTCGATCTTGGCGAGCCAGTGCCTCTCAAACTCCACCCACTCCCGCCGTGAATGATCCACGGGGAACTCCCCCTGATGAATCGCGGGGATTTCACGTTCCCTGTCGATCAGACTGAGCGTGTATTCGTGGATGCCGATATTCGGCGGGCAGCGGCTTTGGTCAATCATCGCTTTCCCATCGCTTAAAATCCGCAGTTCGCCGCACCACGTCCTCGACTAGATCAGCCTGGCTCTTGCTGTGCTGCTGAAGATATCGCCGCAGCGTTGGCGTGAAGCGGAATCCCGTGTTGATTCTTTCTTCGCGAACTGCTGGCATTATGTTGTACAGCATTCGCCACGGGTAACTATCGATATGAGCCTGTTCCCTCTCGGTCAGTGAATCGTCAGCGGAAACTACTTCCAGTATGCTGATCACCATCAGGCTTCCACCATATTTGTTATAGTCGGCCTGCAGAAACTTGTTTGCATGTGTGCCCGCATTCAGCGAACTCCAGTGATTCGCCGACCTGCTTTTGAGGTCAACGGTGCTGCCGATATACCTCATGGCAGAATCAGCAAAAGATATTTCATAAACAGCGCGAACATTCATTTTTGTTTTTCCTCGTCAGTTATATTCATTGATCACCCCCCAAAGCATTCGTCAGCCGTAAACAACGCTAGCTGCGGTTCCATGCAGCTACACTGTGATTTCCAGTCGTTAGAAAATGACTTACCCGACTCAACGTCCTTGCGCAATTCGGACAGCCTGTACGACTTTACCTGTCCGCCTGACTGATCCCGCAGGATTGTAAATCCGGTCTTGTCCGTAAACGCCGCCTCGCGTTTTTCAGCGTACGCAAAGCCTTCAGGGTTGAGTTTCAGGATGCCAGCCCATTGATTCACGCCTGCCAGAATACAGCCCGATTTCAGGCAGTTATTGTGACCGTGCCCCTGGTCGTAGATGGGCGATGGCTCAACGCCCAGCCGTCGCAGTTCCTTATGGATTTCACATTCACCCAGCAGCGGAGCCACGCATAAGGGGAACAGTGTTTTCACTGGATTGTATTTCGTCTCAAACTTCTCGATGCGTTCTGGCTCCATAAATTCCAACCCAATAGCAATCGCCGTACAGTCGCTTTCGCGAAACCAATCCATCAGCGGCTTTTGCTTTAGTTCAATCGACGCCTTGCACGCACCGCCAGCGGTGGCGATTCGCAGCATTCCCGTGTCGTCAAACACATCCCAGATGTCGCGCCCATCGTTGAGCATGACGATTTGCTGTCCGAACACTGCCATGCAGTCCGCCAGAAACTCATAAAGCCCCGGCTCTTCGGAATTCGTATCGGCAAACACAGGAACAACACGGTCCTTGCCGAATCGCTCAATGCACCGATGCCACGCGACAGCAGAACCGCTGCCACCGCTGACGTTCACGCACACTTTGCCCGTGAACGATTTGAACTTCCGCTCCTGCCGGTCGATGGTCTTCCGCCAGTCTCCGCGTGATTGTTTTTTTCGTGGCATCAATGTTTTTCCTCGTCAGTTATCGATATTTCCGTGCGAGGCAACGCCCCGTCACGGACGATCCATTTCGACAGCCTGAGTTCGCACACGCGGCTGTCGTCGCCGAATGCGTGATTTTGCAGGCTATCCAGCACCCCTTTCGCGAGGTTGTCCAGATCGGGCGTGGTCGTCTTCACAACTGCAATCTGCGGCTTCGTCTTCCACTGCATCGCCTGCGGTCGCGGGAACCAGAACGTGATGCCAACCGACACCGCACCGGGCATCGGTGCCCCGTAGACGTCACCCAGCGATTGCCAGACGAGCAGCACTGCCTGACGGTAAGCGTGTATCG